GTGAAGATTTATATAACTATGTCCTAGACAAATACGGTTCTATCGAAGGAGTAAAGCACTATGAAACAAAGGAGTATAAGAGTCCTAGTCTTGATCTTGTCCTACTTCCTGGTGGGATTACTGTTTCGGAGTCTTACCAATACACGAAACCCGATGGCACCATCCTTCCGAAATCCGAATCTAGATCTTCAGTATCCTACTACTCCTATGAAGCAGCAATAAATGATACTAAGAGAAACATATATCTTTTACGTCCACAATATCTAAATGACTTCATTGCAGAGTTCAAGAAGTTAGCAAGGTATCTTCCTAACATTGAACTAGATTCTTCTAACAATAAGAAAACACAAGGATCTCTTGCTGAAGAATTTATCGGTCTACCCAAGTACAATCGTCCAAGACAGAGCACTGCATCAACAGGTTCTGCATCTGGTGGTGGTTCTTCTACTGCATTAATATCTTCTGGTGGTTCATCAGCAGCGTCGTCAACAACCACGACAACTACATCTACAGGTGTAACATTAAGTACAACAGATTCAAATGCCTCTTCCGCTACAACTTATAATAATACATCATCTACTGACACAAGTTCCTCGTCAAGCAGTTCATCGAGTTCGTCATCAAGTTCATCAAGTTCTTCATCCTCAAGTGGATCAAGTAGTTCTAGTTCTTCTAGTGGTTCTTCTAGTTCTAGCGGGTCTTCGGGATCAAGTGGGGGTGGATACTACGGAGGAGGGTACTAATCCAAACAGTAGTCCAACGCTTTTTTAGCAGTATCTTTTAATCTCGGTCTCTTCCACGAAGCATAAGGAATAGTCACTAAAAATCCCAGAAGATCCGCATCAGGGTCCTCTGGGATTCCTATTGGTTCAACAAAAAATATACCTGCTCTTGCTACAGTTTTCCACTTACCCACATCAACAAATCCCAACCCTCTCAACGCACATTCTAGTTTGAGAGAGTAGCATCCGTCGATTAGTTTCATTTAAAAACACCAGTTATCGTCTTTGTAAATGTAACAGGGAACTCCGTGTTCGTTGTACTCATTCGGTGAGAAGTATGGTCCTCTTCGCCAACCATAGTGATGGTGGTGATGATAATCTCCGTACTCTGGTCTAGGAGCAGGACGATACCAACAGTTCCAACTTTCAAATGTCCTATCAAAAGCACAATGAGAAGGTTCTACTTCAAATTCTCCACTTTTTAATCTAGTGTGTGCTGATGCAACTTGAGGTGTAGCGATTGCTGCTACAAGCATTAAAGGAAAGAGTTTCATAATGTAACTTCATTACCGTGTTCTGTACCTATTCTACCACGAATAAACACATCATATGCAATACATAGTCGCCAGTTTGTAGACTGGTTGCGTTCTGCCCTGTGTACTAACTGTGATGGAAACATCAACAGAGTTCCAGGTTCGGGTAGTATAGAAAATTGTTTAGCAGTTGCAGGAACAAATCCTACTGTGTCTGGTTCCAATGTAGGAACAAAACAGTTCTGATAATGTGCTCCCTTGTTAAAGAACAACCTTCCACTGTCAGGGTTACACATTATATAGTAAACACCACTCATTACAGCGTTGGTATGTGAATGCCAATCACAACTATCTCCAGTTTTATGTGATGCTGCCCAAGATCTTACTATCTCTAGTTCATTTGTAGTCTTAATGAGTAGTGTATTATAGCACCAGTCTTCGATCTGCTTCTGTATCCTGTTGTAAACAGAAGGTAGAAAGTTTAAAATATTTTTTTCTTTTGTAATACTTTTGGTTTCAAACCTATCCCACTCCATTGTATCGAGAATAGAAAGGGTGCCTTCTGGCACCCCAATATTTTCTTCAAAAACAGGAGTTGGAAATAACTCGTGCATCATAAGGGTATCAAACTATTAATCTTCCTCTGCGAGTTTCTGGAAGAAACTTAACGCATCGTCCTCCTCTTCTTTAGCAGCAGGAGTTGTTGCAGACGCAACAGTTTTAGTCGCTGAGAATGATTCAACCTCTTCCTTCCAGTTTGTATTTGGAACAGGGGTTTCCGTGATACTTGGTGCGTGATCGTATTTGTCTGTGTCGAATGACTTTGGTTGAACTGCTTGTCCAAGAACTGCCTTAAGACGTTCATCCAACTGGTCGTAACTTTTGAAATTAGATTCATCAGTAAACTCCTCAAGGGAATAACTGCTGTTATAAATCTCTTCCAACTTAGAATCGTCAAAGTTACCTAGAGTTGATGCTGCATTGAATGATGAGTCATCGTAGTTCCAGTAACCTGCGACCTGCTTGATCTTTAATTTAAAGTCTGCACCTTTCCAAAGATCGAATGGGTTGATCGCGGGTTGTGGATCGTAGTCGTTCTCGTCTGGTTGCATACGTGCTGTAAGTTTATCAAAGATACGCTTACCAAACTTGTATAGAAAGACCTGTCCTTCGTTCTCTGGGTTTAGAGGGTCTTTGATAACATAGATGTTAGCAAAATAGGAAAGTTTTCTTTTTTGTTTACGTGCTATGTCCTTGTCTGCTTCTCTTCCACTATTCCATAGACCAGAATTGTGTGCACAAATAGGACATTTTTCACCTTTGGTTGTAGGACAGTTTTCAATTAACCATCCACCAGGACCTTGAAATGCGTGACTCCAAACCTGTGCCCAAGGTAGATCGCTTGCGTTCTTTTGTGGAACGAAACGAATAATAGCAAAACCATTACCTGACTTATCAACTCCTGGTTTCCATAAACGGTCGTCAGATTGTTTACCGTTGCTGTTCATTTTGTTGATCTCTTTTGTTAGATCAGCAAACTTACCAGAAGATTTTTTTAAACTTGCGAATGACATAATTAGTCTGTTGTTTGTGTGTTGTGTAAAATATACTACCCTATAGGGTAACATAACTATTTAGTTGCGTCAAGTTCCCTTCTCCACGAGTGTAAGCGTTTCTCCATATCTTCTAAGACTTCTTGAATTTGCTTGCCACCACTATAGATTTGAGTCATTTGGTCTATGCGAATCTTGACCTCCGCTGCTTCTTCATCCTCCAATGCCATCAAACATAGTCTACCATAAAAGATCTTTTGTTTAGCAATTAGTTCTAAAGTTTTAACGATGTGTAACTTCTTATCTTCCTTCTTCATCAAAGGAAATCTAACTGACAAATCATACAAATCTTTATAGAGTTGTTGCATATTCTCCAACTCTTCTTTAATTACTTCTGATTCATAGAATGGGTTGGTCATAATGGTAACACTCCTCTGCTAGTTTTCTTTACGTAATTTAATTGCTGTGCATTATATTTAATCTTATCCTTGAGTGGACGAGAAATTAATTTGTTTACAGTTTCAATCTCGATGTCATATTCATCGCAGACAACTACAACTGCATCAATATAATTGGTAAGTCCATTGCTATTTTTAACAACATCCTCTACCATTCCTGAGAATTTCGCTTGTGTCATAAATTTGTCTTTAAATTCTTTCATTTGATTGTAGACATAAAGTCATCGATGTATGATCTGAGAAGGTCATAGTAGTGATCTGGATTCTTTTCAAAGACTTGAACAGTTCCATCTTCTACTGCTACGATCGTGACTATTTTATTGATGGGAACACCACATCTTTCATAATACATAACTGCGTAAGCAGTTTCTTGAACAAAGTAATTCTCAATCCATATTTCTTTCTTAGGTTTAGTTGATGTCTTAAAGTCAATGACAGATAGTTCTCCATCAAACTCTGCTATGCAGTCAACGCGACCAGAAATGCGAAGATAATCACTGAAGAGACAACTCTCCAAAAGGTGTATGTTATTGATCCTATTAAGTTCCTCACGGGAGGACTGAAAAAGATAAGTAGCAAGAGGATTAGTTTCATCGAAAGATACTTCTTCGTTCTTCAAATAACATTCTACCATAGAATGAAACTTATTGCCACGTGATGCAGCAGCAGTTGAAATTTTTGTTGCTTGCTTTTCACCGACACGTTTCCTCCATTTAATAATAGAATCCTTCTTACGATGACTTGTGATAGTCGTGATAGAAGGATACCATTTGTTTTCTGCAACTTCATAGAGTCTTAAACCAGACTTCTTTGTCACAGAATTTATTTCATAGATAGGTTTCGGAGGACCTACAGTTTTAAATACAGTTTTAGAGACCAAGATTCACCTTTGATATTAAATATTCTCTTACGAGACCTGACCTAACAATGTCATCAATACCAAATTCAACCGTATCAAACGATGGCATTGTCTGCAAGATCTTCATAAAGTCTAGGACTCCATTACGTTCATTGCTCTTAATTAAATCAGATTGTGTGTAGTCTCCTGAGAAAATGATCTTAGAGTTCTGACCCACACGAGTTATTATACTATCTAATTCGTGAAAGTTCAAGTTACTAAACTCATCTACTATGATGACACAATTATCTAATGTGGTTCCTCTGATAAAAGAGGTAGACCAAAATGATATTGTCTCTTGTGATCTTAAGTTATCATATAACATTTCAAATGCAGCATCATCAGGCATCTGAAACATATACTTTACCATATTTTTATATGGTATTTGGTATAGATTTGATTTGTCCTCGTGATCTCCAGGAAGGAAACCAATCTCTCTTGTAGGGACGAGAGACCTTACCATATATACTTTTTCATATGGACTTGTAGGTTCTAATACTTCCTTGAGTGCAAGGTACAAACTAATAAAAGTTTTACCAGTACCCGCAGCACCGTGTAAAACTAAATTCTTTCCTTCAGCATAAGACTTGAAGACTATTTCTTGGTTGTCCCCAATGGGTTCGATCACCTTGAGGTGATCCATATTAATAGGTTTCTTTCTTCTCATAAATTTAGCACTTCTGCTGTTGTTTTGAGAGGTTGTCTTTCGCTTTTTGACAGGCATAATTAAGTGTAGTTAGACAAGTTTGCAGCGGGGTGTTCTGATTGAATCTTCTGCATCACTTCTTTAAATCCATCAGATTGTTTTGGTTTACCATACATTGTTGCAGGTGCTTGATTACCAAAATACCTTTCCATCTCTGGGTGCTCGTCTTTGTATTTATCGAGTTCTGCCATAGACATCTTTAACTCGATAATCTCTCCAGTTTCTTTGTTTTTGAAATCGTATGAGGGCATTAATGTTTACGTAGTTGTTTAGTTTTGTGTCTGATGTATCTGACTTGAACATTAATTAAGTTAAGTCGTGCTCTAATTATAGCATACTTTAATTCTAGTTTCACGTATTCTATAATTTTATAGAACGGATCAAACCCATCGGTGATAGCGATGAGCATTACAACTAATAAAAAAGTATAGAGTGTGTACATTAGTCTATTCTAAGACAGGGTTGAAGGTCTCGCCAGTAATCGTCTTCGGGACAATCACAATCTTGTTGACACCATCCTAATGCTTTAGAAATGGTAGGGAAGTTACAAACAAAATGGTCTTTGCATAACTTTGCAATGTCCATATGCTCTTTCTGTGTACCGTGTCCAGTTCGTAGTTCGATATAGTGTATCCAAGAACGAAGTGAACCTGTCATATAGATACGAGTCGGTGTTGCCAATGGCAATACAAATCTCGCACATTCTTTTGCCACACCTTTCTTTAAGAGCATAGCATATACATCTTGAGCATCTTTAAATAACTCTTCAACAATGTGATTCATCTTACGTACTTCATCAGGGTCAAGATCATCAATAGAATTTTGACGATTCTTATCATCCTGACGACGTAGATCTGGTACAGGAATCTTATCTGTCAACAGATTTGTGTCTGCATATCTTTGAGAAAATTCCTGATAAGTAAATGAACGATGCCTTAATATTTGTGCAGCGATTGCTCTTGTTGTATTAATTTCAAGAGTCATTGTTGCTTGCTCAAACACAGACCAGTGACCGTGCTTAATACAATACTCTAATAGTTTTTCAACTTTAGGATTGTCTTGGTTATTAGGATTAGATACTCTTGCGATGTATCCTATTGTCTTCTCAGCATCAGGTGTTGTGCTTACTAAGCAAACTGATGCGTGAGATAAGGGTTTCATTGTACTTGTCATTGACGAAAACATCTAGCGATTATAAGGATAGCAAATGATTGGATGTAATTTATAGTTGCCAATCCAAACAGAGTTGGAGCAACAAAGTTCCACGCAAACATTAGAACTAGAGGTGTCAAAAATACTGTGCCAATAAATTCACCAACTTGTTCTGGTGTTACTGTAACCTTAGTATCCTTTGGAGGTTCTTCCTCTGGTTTTTTAGGTTCCTGTATCTTATTGACGGTGTAAATCGTCATCTTCTTTTTCTTCTGTTTTTGGTCTCCTTCTTGTCTGCTTCCTGTTGATTTTTCCATAATTTAGGGTTGACTATACCTTGTGATTGTCTGAACCATTTGAAGTCCTTCTTATACTTATCATAATAATAGTCAAACATCTCCACTTGAGACTGCGGTATGGCAATATCATAACATTCCTGCCCATTTTCTATGTAATGAACAAGATATGCTGTGTATGGTAATGTTTTGTCGTTAGCATCAGCAACCTGACACTTCTCTTTTAGGACGTTCAATGTATTCAACTCCGATTACCCCACTGAATTGTAGGGAATGCTTCTTGGACAACTGCTTTAGTAATTCTATAGCGTTTGCCAAGTTGTTTGTCTTTTACAAGGCATAAAACCTTTGCTTCCTCTTCGTGTAACCCTTCTAACATTTGGATAAACATATTCTCTTTCTTCATAGAAGGAAGATTGTCTGCTCCACCCTTAATAAAGTAGTAGAATTTACGTGCTTCTTTCTCAAGAAGTGTATGTTCTGTACCCATAGGTGCAGGGTTTGGTCTGTAAGGTACATCACCTTCTGGTAATGCTGAAACTACAGAGTCATCGTAGTTCCATATGAATAGAGAACGTAGTGCTTGACTATTATTCTCTTGAAGGATTTTCACCTTCTGTGATTTTGTCTTTGCATTGTGTGCTTTCTGCAAAATCTCTGCAATAGTAAGTTTCATAACTTAAAAATAGTTTACTGCTGACACTAAGTCATTCAATTCATTCTCTTCAAAGTAAGAAGAGAGGTCGCTCCTGTTAGCAGGAACTAAGGATTCATATGTATCTATAATCTTTTCACTTACGTCTTTTGGAATATACTCAAAGTCAATTAGTTTACGATTACGTTCATACTGATCCATAAGTTCTGGTGTAGTACAGAAGTCTTCTGGACTTTGCGTAGACCACTTTGCAATTAATACTTTGCGTAATGGTTTCTGTCTGCGTCCTTCAACCAAGCAACTATCATCAGATAAGAAGTTTGGAATACCATCAGATCTATCACCCTTAAGGATGTGCTCTGAGATATACAGTTTAGGGTCTAGTCCTTCTACCCATTTCTTAAGACAAGGATTGTATTGATCTACATATCCATATCTTTTAAGTTGAATGAAGTCTTTATCTCCAGAGAGTATTAAAGTCTTCACTGGTGGTTGCATATTGTTTTGCAATCTTATGTTTGCAAGACCTTGTTGTTTACAGAGAACAGCGATGATGTCATCTGCTTCTGCACCCTCAACCTCTACAACTTTGTACGGTAAATGTTTTAAGAACTCTGCCTTAAGTTTATTAAGGAGTTCAAAAATATTATCCCAGTTATGTTTAGACTTTTCTCTGTCACGTTTACGTGTACCCTTATAGTGAGGGAACTCATCACGTCTCCAGTAATGTCTGTTGTCATAACAGAGAACAAATTCTCCGTACTTTTTCTTAAACTCTGACCTATAGTTAAGCAGAGAATTAAGAACCATATGTCGGACTAAACCTTCTTGTAACTTCTCAGTCTGTGAAAGCGAAACCATAAGGTTTGCTATCATCACCTGATTCATATCTACAAGAATCATTTTTAGTCATCATCTTCGTCATCTATTATATCATTTTCTTCATTCAAACGCAAGTACAGTAGTTCTTCGGGGTCTACTCTGCCATCATCAGTCAACATTTCTGGGTGAATAACTGCTTTTGCATACGCTGCACTCTCAAGATAAGTGTCAACATAATCTTTTACATACCAAGCAATAACAGCACCCATCAGGAACGCTCCTATGATTAATGATGCAAAAATAACCGCTTGTTCTGCCATAGGAAACTCCTTGTAATTAAAATTATTTAGACTTTTTTTTGCGTCCAGGTCTACGAGTTTGCTCGTACTTCCACGCATCTTCTAATAGAGCATACAGATACTTGTGTATCTTTCTTGCTTGTGGTTTAGGGATATGTCCAAAGGATTCTCTTAGGTATGGATCACCACCCTTAATGTACCCTTCTAATTCCAAACACATCTCTGAAACGCTTGCTGCTGTGCTGCTCTCGATGAACTCTGTTACTTCTCTTCGAGTGAATTTCTGTGCTTCTAGTAGAGGGTAGACCTTCATTAAGAATCTACCTTCACCCATTGCAGCATCCATTGCCCTCTCAACTAGAGAACAAAGTTCATCAACTTTGTTCTGTTGGTTTATCATTGTAGTCAAATAATACCTCTTGATTTAAAATGTGAGATTGATTCATTGCAACCACCTGTTTTTTGTCCGTCTACGACTAACTGTGGGAAGGTGGACCCACTACCAAACTCTTGATAGAACTGGTCACGTGTGAAGTTTTCGTTGAGTATGTACTCACGATAACTCCAACCTTTT